CCTTGTGGATGAGACGAAGCTCCCCGAAGGAACAGAAGAAGATCTGACTGTGTTTGAGGCAGATCTTGCTGCTGCGAATGCTCGCGTGGAAGCCGAGCAAAAGAGAGATGAAGCTATGGGTGAGGTGAAGATGGAAGACCTCCTAATGGCTTGGTAAATTAAGCCCCACGAATGATCATGTCAGTTACAAAACTGACACCTAGATAATCAAAAAACGCACCCTTCTTGAAGTAATACATCCGTAGATAAATGAGACCAGCAAGAGCAACAACAATTCCGCCCGAGACGACAAACGCCGTCGGCGCAGAAGCATGATACTCTTGCTTTAGTTTTTCATCGTAAGCATATCCAACTGCTATTAACAGGATGCCAAATACCAGTATTGCGAGAACTCCGAATACACCCATCTTTTATATCTTATGGCTGGATTTTAGGGTTGGTTACATTATATTAAATTAATTGGAGTAAGCGAGGCCGGCCATACCGCTCATCACACGCAGGATGTTGTAATTGACGGCATATACGCGGACGCTCCAAGTTACATCGTCATCTGAACTCATATAATTAGCGGGTAATCCGGCTAGGTTCATCACAATAGTAGCCGTATCAATGCGAGAGAAGTTACAGCTTCCAGAAGGTTGGTGCTCTTCGGGACGTAGGGCAAAGGAGTAGCAATAGATCCCACCCTGAGACGAATACCCAGCGCTGTTGTAAGTTCCTAGGATACCAGTATGGTGTTGGTAAGGTTGAACCTTGTTGTAGTAATCACCATAACGCTTATCTAGACGATCTTGACCGTTAATCTGAAGCCACTGGTCAAACACGACATCTCCCAGGTATCCGAATGGTGCGAGACACGTAGAACCACCTCCTCCAAATGAGCGATGAATTGTATCGGGAAGCTTGCAATCCGTATAGTTGGACGGCTGGACCACCCACACCAGTTCCTTTACAGGGTGGTTAAATGTCAGATCAATACGGTTATTGAAAGATGTAATACCCTTCTCTTCGTTATACTGGGTCTGCTCGATCAGGTACTCATGGCTCTGCTGTGCCATACGGCGGCGCTCTTCCGTATCTAGGTAGATATAGTCTACATAGACAGCAGCCTGTAGAGGTTGCTTGGGAAATCCTTCTTGGTTTGTAGAAGAATATACAGCGTTATTGCTGAAATTTCCAGAAATAGTCTTTACATCGTTCCACTGGATATTAATCTTCACCTCGTGATACTGAAGTGCAATCAGAGGCAGAGCAGCTCCGGGGTTCTTCGTATAGAAGAAATACAGAGGAATATAAAGAACTTTAGGAGAAGCAAGTCTTCCATTCGTACACGTTTGGCTATTTTCTATTTCAACAGGACCCGAGTCTTCTTCACCGCCTACCATACGCCATAGCTTGATGGACGTATTGTAATCAGATGTTAGAGCGTCCCATAGATAGAGCCACTCACCATAGATGCGGTCAATGATCTGGCCACCGATGTCTAACTCAACATACTTGAGTAAGTTGTAACCTAGACGTCCTTGTGCGTTATTGTAATAACCATCATCCAGAACCACCTCAATATAGGTAGAATACAGCAGATCGGCGTGGCGACCGAGGATGGCGGAGTGCTTGACACCCCAGTTGGCCTGACCCGTCAGATTGACGCGGAAGGGCTCCATCGCGAAGTTAGTGTGGCGCTTGTACAGACCTTTCCAGAACGTAATCTGAGGATTTCCAGAGAGGTAGGCGTCTTGAGCACCATATGCGACGAGTTGTAAGAGTCCGCCAGGCATTCTTTATATGTTAGGTATAATCATTTTTTTGACTAAACTTATTCCGAGAGTTTAATGCTTGCGAACACGGCGAGTCTTCTTGCTGCCGCGGCCTCTGCGGCGACCACCCTCCTCCTTCGGCTCAGATACAACCGGACCCTCGGGACCACCCATTCTCATCTCGTCACCAGACGAGGGAGCAGCAGGCTGTACATCGTCCGCACCACCACGGCGACCCTTCTTGCCCTTGTAGGTGTGCTTGGCCGTCTTTAGAACATGTCTGAACCACTTCTTACCCATGCTGGCCTTCTTGCCAGCCTCGCGCTTCATCGTAGACTTCACATGAGCTAGCCAAGTCATTTTTATTCATAGAAGAAGAATTTAAACTGTGATGTCGTAGATGGGCGAGGTTTTACGCATAGGTTGATAGGAAACTGAGGGGTCGGGTAGAGTTGGCTTCTTGTATTTCTTGGGTTTCAAAGGTAGAAGACCGGCTGGTTTGAGGACTAAACTGTTCTCTTGGAACTCTCCAATGTATAACTCCATCATGCTATCAATTGAACCGTAATTCATGAGATTCCACTGGCAACCATACGCAAAGAGAATCTGGGGGTTGGTGTTCACTAAGTCTTCTCCGATATCAGGGACAACCATCGTGATATTGTTACGATTGTAGTTTACCAGCTCTTCTTGGTCATGAGTCTGTGCAGCTTGAGTGTATGTGAGACGACGCAGATGAGAGGATGACCATGATAGATTGACGAGTTCTTCCATCAGTGTTCCTTTCATTGCGTCACCAGACACTATGATGAGCTTGTTTTGTAGGTTACAGACCGGTTCTACAGCTAGATTCTTACGCTGGTAGCTATATGTAGAGTCCAACATATGACCACGGCAGGTTTGCTTCAAAATTTCTGCGCATGCGTTGATAGTTTGAGACTTGTTCGTATGGAACACTAAACTGAGAACAAAAGGATCAGATGAGACAGCTGTTGAAACACTATTAAACGCATTGTTAATTATAGCAATACAACACTTCTCAAAGTCTACAGCATTATAAGCGTAATCTGTTCCAAGTTTTTGATTTTTGAGTCCAACTACAGGTTTATCTTGTTCGTCCGAATAGACATCAAGCTCAACTAAACGAGGGCCAGCTTTGATAACCATTGGAAGGATGGTGTCAGACACATAATCATACACTTGGGCACCCGGAAACACAGAGTAAGAAGAGGACGCCATGTAGTAGTCACATAATCTGTATTCCTTCGCAGTAGGGCAACCTAAAGGGGCTAGTTTAGTTACCTTCTCATAAATAGGAAACGTAGCATTAGCTTCTTTCTCTGCTTTTGAAGCAGAAGGAGTCAGTGATTGATACAAATAATACACTATAACTAGGAGAACTATAACTCCTAACCATACTAGGATACTAGTTCCACCTGTGTAGGATTTTAGTCTATCCAAAACACTTGGTTGAGGAAGGTCCATTATTTCTTACCCACACGAAATAACACGCCACGGAAACTTCTAACAACATCATCAGGAATGCGTTTCTCCATCGGAATACCCATCAGACAGCAGTAATGAAAGTATAAACAATACATTCCACATTCAGAATCTTGGTATTGATGGCGAGTTTTGTTGTAGGTTAGTTTCATGGGTTTCTTATGGATTCCGGTAGCATCCCATTCTTGTTTCCATCTCTGCATAAGACGCTGTATTTCTGATTCAGGTGACTTAGAATAGGAATCAAAATAGGTTATTCTTCCATACTCAAATTCAGGTCCGATATCGCAAAAGAGGGCTATCCAATGTTGCCCGGGACCAGTTGAAACATCGGTATTAAAAACAATACCTATTTGAGTGTAGCCTTTGTTATACAGACTTTTAAGGTCAAGAGAGCAAAGATAGCTTACAAGACACTTTCCTGTTTCAGCTTTCTTATCAAAATCAATTGGGACTGAACCAACGTAATAATACCGAGAAAACACTTTAGTATATTGTTTTTCAACCTTATCAATATCTAGAGAAGACAGCCATTCTTCAGGATTTGTAGACCATTCTTGAGGAGCTTCGGGTTTAGCAAGCATAGTGTTCAGAATACACTGAGCTGCTCCGGCCTCACACTTTTTGTGGAGTCGTTTCGTTATTTCCTTCCAGATGTCCACAGAAGCCGGAATAGCCGGTTCTTCTGGGTGTTCTTTGTTGTAGACCTTTCTCAGATTTTCCAGCTCTGCTGGATCCAAGTATATCATTACTTTGAAAATGGATTTAAGTTCTTTGAACTTTTAGTCTCTCAACAAAGAAGATGGCAGCTCTAGACAACCTAAAGGATTATATTCGCAAGTATCGTGATATTGATGACGAGATTCGCGAACTAAACAAGGCGGTCTATGAGAAGCGTGATACGCGCAAGTGTATTGAATTGGAGATTTCAACCGTTCTAAGTCTTCCTCAATTTCAGGCTTATGATAAGCTCAAGATTGATGAAGATGGATCAACGATTCGCATTAAGCGTCCCGAGACCTACGAGAAGCCTTGGACTCTGTCTAAGAAGGAACTCAAGACTCTTCTTGAGGACTTCTTTAAGAGTGACCTACCTTTGAATGCCGATACCTGCTTTGAATACATTCTAGCAGAGCGTAAGCGTGCTCTTGTAGGCAAGGAATTCGAGATCACACGAATTGTTCCGAATGAATAGAGTAAATGGACATAGAAGCTGGATACCGCAAACTAGATGAAATTTCAAGTCGACTGGTTATACAGATTCAGCTTCTTCGGAAATCTATACAGCAAGCGGATCCATCTGGAGCAAGCCTAAGTCGTCTTCGTAAAAAGATAGATGAAATTCAAGGAAAGCTTAATAGTGAGTCTCCTTTGTTTTTACATTCTCCTGCTAAACCTCTTGCTGGTGTTAAGAGAAAAGAGCTCCTACCAGTTCCCGAAGGTAAAGCTCCAAGAATAGAAGGCACCTTTCAAGCTCCAGAAGGTGGTCGCAAAACGCGTCGTCGTAATAGAGTTAAGAAACCTAAACATTAATTTGTGGCTTCTAAACAATGGCATTTTTTGCTGTAATGTTACCAGATGCTCTTTCAAAGCCAGATGATTTGAAAGCGACGATTCGGGCGTCATTTAGTGGATTAACCCAAGATCAAGTTCGTGCTAAACAGGCTGAAATGACAAAGCTTGGTCAGCTTGTTCGTGACGCAGTTGTAGCTGCAGCTGTTAAGAAAGGAACCGCTATTCCGGCCAGTGGAACTAGTTCTAGTGGCACAACTCCTACTCCGGCTCCTGCAGCTGCTGCAGCGGTTACACCAACTCCAGCTGCTCCTCCAGCTGTCAAGCAAAAATATAGGAGCAAAGACGATGTAAGAGCTGAATACGCAAGATTACGAGATGCTTTAGCAAAATCTAAAAAGAAGTTTCTTGGAAAAGAACAGATTATAACGGAAAAAACCAGAAAGGAGGCATTAAATGTTATTAATAATTATCTATCCGGAAGTCCGAACTTATCAGACGAAAAGGAGGTTGATGGAGTTATACAAAACGCTCTCTATAATTTAGAGTTTGTGGATAAAATAACGAAAGGAGGTTCTCGCCATAGAACTCCTAGAAACAGACGCAGTCAGAAAAGAAGTATGAAGCATTAATTTGTAGAATTTAGATAATGGCACTCTTAGTGTCGTCTAATGATTTTATTAAGACGAACGAGTCGGCAATACGAGACCA